ATTATATTAATTGAAAAATTTGTTACATTTTGTGGTGGTGCAGTTTTACCCACTATTTGATGTTGGTTTGTTACAAAAGGTGATTTACTGAACCTTGATATTGATCTAACCCTAACATCATAAATAGCATCATCTTCAACATTAATTAATTCAAATAAATTTGCACTTGATTTGCCTAAATTTATATAATCACTACTTGTTGTTTTTTTAGCTTGCACTTCAAAATCAATTACTCTTGCGCTTGAACTACTTGCATTAACGACCAGAACAGATATAGCTTCTTCATTTAAAACTCTTAATTCATCTGAAACAGTTACAGTTGGTAATGTAACAACAAATGGGTCTGGCAAAATAGTGTTATCTTGTTGAAATGCTTTTTCTTCAGCATTCCAATCATAAACTGCACTATTTAATTCTCTTAAAACCAAATCAACACCCATAACAGGTATGCCATTAGCATCATTTTCAAATACAATATTCCATTCACCTACTTCAAAAACTTTAGAACTAAATCCAAATCTTTGATTAGTAATTGATACTGTATCACCTACATTCAGTTGAAATGCTTTTAACTTACAAGGCATATCTAATGTTATTTGTTGTCTGTTTCTAAATAAAGCAATCTTAGCTAATCTTTGTGCCATAGGTGAAGAAGTTGTATATGGTAAATCTAAATCTAAAAAGATTTGCTCACCATTATCTTCGTTTTGAAATGTTGTAGATGTAAATGCAGGATAATCTGCAGCAACATAATTATTAGTTGGTGATGTAAAAATACCTTTAACTGCATTGTAATTATCACGTCTTGATCTTCTAGACTGTAAAGAAATAGAACCTCTTAAATCATTTTCATCTAATGTTACAGTTGGAGCAACATATTTAGCTGCTTTTGTTTTAAATTTACCATTAGAAAAAATAACTGATCCACCCATAGAGGTTAATAAATTTTCTAATATTTGTTTTGGACTTCCATTACTTTCAAATGTTCCATTAATTGTATATTTTTTTTCAGTACCACCACCAGACAATGTAACATTTTCATCACAAATATTTGCTGCAGTTGTGAAAGATGTATCATCTATTTCTGAAGATGATGATCCAAAACCATAAATATTATCTGTTAAATAATCTCTAATAGCTAATGCAGGATTTGTTGAATAAACAGTTGTTGATGTTCTAGGGTCAAATAATTTTTTACCTTGAACTATAGCTGATATGTTTGGCAATCCATTTGGAAAAGCATCTGCATCAAATTCTAATCTGGCATACATATAAGCTATGCCACTCAATCTATGTTGATCTGTCCATTTACCATTACTATCATTTATTAAATCCCCATCTGCTGATTGTGATGGTGATCCCAAATGTTTATTAATTCTAATTAAGTTTGCATATTGAGTTGGTGCAGTACAATTACCATTGCCATCTAAAGTAATTGCGACATCATTTATATATATTTGACCAATAGAGTTAACTTCATGTGATGCCATTAAAATAACTAGATGAAGAAACTTATCGTCTTCTGTACTTTCTGCAAAACCTAAAACACCAGATACTCTTGTTTCTCCATAAATCATTCTTCTAGCAACAGTTGGTTGCTTAATCATTTGTGTTCTGTTTTGTGTTTCTGAAGCAAAATCACTAAAACTAGGTAGCTTTGGTTTTGGAGAAAATGTTTGTAAAGCTGCAGTTGATGCTGCCGTTATAACATATGCTTTTGCAAATAATACTAAACTACTACCACCAGTAGCAGGAGCAAGAGCAACTGCTGCAACTGCTGCAACTAATGTTGCCGGATTAGTTAATGCTTTAACAAAATTTTTAAAAAATCCCATTAACTACCCCATATTATTTCTTTATCTTGCAAATCAGCAATAAATTCTAATCCTTTATCTGTTGGATAATCTATTTTTTGATCTTCAGACGTATATCTTCTTTCTCTGCTTCTTTCTAAGTCAATTAAGCGACTTTCAGCAGTCAAACCTATATTAGCAGTATCACCACTATCTTCAATACCCATTGTGTCCATACGACCACTAAACATTAAATAAGGATCGTCAACAACTGCATTATTATCATCTAATAAACCTAAATATAATTTAGCAGGTCTGCCTTGATATGTTTCATTTAAAGCACTTGATATTAATTCAGATGGTATTCCAGATAGTGTAATATTTATTCCATTAGCTTGAATATCGGCAGTTTCGCTTATTTGAGAAACATTAAGAAAATCCCCAGAACCAAAGTAAGTTGTGCCACCAAAAGTAATATTTCCATAACCTGTCCAAGCAACAAAATTACCTCCATCAAATTCTAAATCTAAAGCAAAAAAAGGTTTAAGCGAATTACTTTCTAAAATAGTATTTACTGAAGTTGTTAAATCTCTACTCATATCGCTTCTGCTGCTCCAAATGTCATTGAGTAAATACCATCTGTACTAATTGACCAATTATGTGTTGGTGTTGTTAATCTAAATAAACCAACTGCACTTGATACAACAACTGTTGCTCCATCAGATGGTGTTGATCTTAAATCTGGATAAATTGTTAAAGCAACTTCACCAGAGCCATTACTATCAGCATCATCTAAAACTTTATATATTCTTGCATTAGAAGTTGTGCCTAATTGAATATAATCACCTGCTTTTAAATAACCAGTTTGACTTGCCGGTACTCCATCAATATTTAATGTATCACCAGTTTGACTTGCTCCATTTACTACTGGTGTTCCTGCAGAACTTGATGCAGTTCCTCTAGGTGTTGCACTATTTGGATCACCTAATAAAAATGTTCCGAATTGACCATATAGTTTTATAAAGAATGTGTTCCAAACTTCTGCATCTACTCTAGACATAGGTGGCAGTGTTATATCAGCTTCAAATCTTTGACCTACATTTTTAAAAACTTGTTGCTCATATGTAAATGGTGATGCAGTTGTTCCTACTGAATTTCTAGCAATAAAATTAACAGACTGAACACCTGTAATTGTTGGTAATGTTAATGGATATGTTATTGCCATCTTTTATGCTCCAAATGCTGATCCGAATTGTCCACCTCTACGTCTAGCATCATAAACTGCACCTTTTGCAGCTTCTGCTATTTGTGGCAACATTCCTAAAACTTCTGTTCTAACTGTTTGTGCAACTCCAGTACTTAGGTTAATTGTCTGGTTAACAACAACTCCACCACCACCACCCATTTTATCATTAGGAATAATAGAACCACTTCTATTAGGAACAAATAACTCTGCACCTCTTTCTCCAACCATATATGGTTTCCCTCTTTGAACTGAACCACCTATAGCTTTTCCAGTTGGTGTTGTTGATCCAGATGTTCCACCTATTGCAGTTGTCACAAATCCAAAAATCTGATCTGTTATATATTTTTTTATTAACATTCTTGCTAAATCACTAATTATAGAGTTAGCCATATCTTTAAAGGCATCTTTAGCTGAAACTGTGCCTTTCATTATTCCTAATAAACTTTCTTCTAAACCACCTAATGCTTTAATAGTCATCTTTTCAATAGATTGAGTTAAATTATCTGTTGTGTCTTGATATTTTTTAACACCATTTGCAACTCCATTTAAAACTTGTTGCATTACTGTTAATTCTTTAGTGCTTTTTTTGACGTTTTCTGTCAAATCTATTGTGCTAGTACCTACTTTCCTAATGAGTTCATCCATTTTTTCGAAATCAATATTAATATGTTTTATTCTATCAAAGTTTTTAAAAACATCTTTTGTAAAAGGTGAAAAATCCATAATGGCATTCATAACGTCTACCATTCCATTTAAAAATCCTTGCAAAGCTAAAATAACTGTTTTTAGTGATTGCAAAAATTCACCTGCTAATGTTCTTCCAAAAGCACTTACATTTTCATTAGAACCTTTTATAGTATCTAATATTTTATCTTTTAAAACAGTAGCTAAATATTCTAAAGCAGGTGCTAAAGCTGATACAACTTGATCTGTTATACCTTTAAATAATTTACTTAATTTTAAAATAGCATCATTAGCTTTTTCAACACCTTTAACTGATGAACCAGATAATAATAATCCTAAATCATCTGCTTCTTTAAACATTTTACTTAATTCATCAGAGCCTAATTTAAGAATGTTTACAAATGCAACACCCTCACTATCAAACAATTTAAATGCTAATCTAACTTTTTCAGAACTACTTTCAACTTCACCAAATGCATTTGATAATCTTAACATTTGTTCTTGTAATGGTAATTTAGACAATTCAGTTGCATCAAGATTTAATTCTTTTAATGCACCTTTAGCTTCACCTAAACCATTAGCTGCTTCTGCTAATCTTCTAGTAAATCTTTGTGTTGCCATATCAACAGTACGAATTTCAACACCAGAAACTTCGGCTGCAAAACGTAAAGCACCTAATTCTTTAGTTGTAACTCCTAATTTAGATGCAGTCTTTCCTAAAGTATCAATGCTCTTTAAAGATGATCTAATTAATAAACCAAATCCACCAATACCTGCTAATCCAATTAAACCAGTTTTAACACTTAGTATTGAACCTGCAATACCTTTTAAACCTCTAGCAACACTTCTAAAAGCATTTCTTGTTTTATCTACTGCTGAAAGTGTTACTTTAAGATTTTGGTTTGCCATCTTCTACTGCCTTAAAATATGCTTGCCATTCATTTATATCTGATAAAGTTAAATGTTCAACTTCATCAACTGTTTTGTGTAAGCGATCTGCCAAAGCTAATAAATTAAACCTTAACAAATCGCTTTTTAGTTTTTTTCTTGTTCCTCTAAAGAAACAATATCACCAAACATCTTTGCTGATAGTTCTGCAATTATGCTTACTTGTTCACTCATTAGAAAAGGTTTATCTGATAATGTAAATGCTTTCTCACCATCTTTGGTTTCAGCTTTCATTATTATAAGATCAACCATTCCATCTACAGTCATATCATTTAGAAAGTTTTTATGCTTTCTCTGCAACTTATTAATATCACCTGCAGTTATAGCACTAGCATATAAAATTAATGGAGAATTATCTTCTCCCCATTCTGGAACTTCAATAGTTCTTTTTTCTTTTATACGTCTAGCTGCAATCTGTTCACCTAATGACATTCATCACCTCTAAACAGTTGCAGCAGTAAGCGCACCAGAACCTTGCAATGTGAAAGATGCTTCAACCATACCATCAAATGATGATGTAATTGTTCTACCTGTTACGATTGCAGTTCCGGAATAATAAGTGTCACCACTTGTTGCACCCTCTGGATAGACTGCTAAAGTTACAGATGCACCAACTGCAAATGATACTTGACCATTTGTATCTGTTTCATCCCAAAAACATTCAACAGAACCAGTAAAGGTTTTTAATCCTGTTAGATATGTTCTTGAAGTGTCACCCATTGTTGTATCTTCAATGGTATCTGCACTTTCTTCTAAACTAAAAGAACGAATTTC